CCATTTACTTGTAATTTTTCAGTTGGATTTACATATCCAATACCTAAATTATTTGATATATAAGTATTACCATCTCCTTTTATTTTAAAGAAATTAGTGTTTTCTGCTGCATTAGAAACTGAAAAGGCATAATCATTAACATTTGTTCCTGCATTAATATATACTCCAAATGATTGACTTGCAGTTGTTATACCACTAAATGTAGCAGCAATATTTCCATAAGTTCCACTTACTTGTAATCTACTTCCATTATCAGTAGAAGTTCCTATTAGTACATTTCCTCCTGTTAAAGCTAATTGATTTGTAAAACTTAATGTAGCAATAGATGTAGCATTAGATGAAATTTCTAATTTAGCATACCCACCTGCCGTATTTGCAGCACTAAAATATGTACCTCCACTATTTGAAGATGTTACACTTGAACTAAATGTAGCTGCTCCTGTTTCATTTACAAATAACCTTCTTGCTTGTGCTCCAGTATTTCCAGTTCTAACTTCAAAATTAAAACCTGAAATAGTTGGACCTAAAAATGATTGATTCCAAAAGAAAGCCGCAGCAGCACTATTTGGGTCAGTATTACCATCTACTCTTAATACACCATTAAATCTTCCTGTACCATTAACATCTAGCTTGTAGCCTGCATCAGTAGAAGTTCCTATTAGTACATTTCCACTTTCAAATACATATTTCATTGCAGTACCTGTATATTGAACAGTAAAACCATTTGAAAATCCACTTTGACCTGCCAATAAAATATCTCTTGCTCCACCGCTTGAACCTACTGCAACTAAACCATATCCTACTACACCTGTTGAAGTTATTATTGCTGCGTTACTACTACTTGTAGCTAAAAATTGAGATGCCGTTACACTTGAACTAAAACTTGCACTTGTGCCACCTAAAGGTCCTGTTAAAGTTCCACCTGTTAATGGCAAATATCCGCTTAAAGCACCTCCTGTTAAATAATCAACCCCAGCAACCGCAGCTAATATTTTACCTGAACTATCCGTTTTTAGAATAGCCGATGTTATTGGTAACTGAACATCTCCTGTAAATTGACCTTGATATGCCATATATTTTAATTAAATAGTCCTCTTATAAATTCAGTTGCCGCTAAAACCCTTCCAAATGTTAATGTACCTGTCGCACTATCCCATTTCACTTGGTCTCCTGTTGGTGTACCACTTGTTAATATCTCTCTTACATCTATTCCACCCCTTGAAACATAAAGACAATTTCTGCTTACCATATCACTCCAAGTAACTGTACTTTCCCCTCCTGTTGCTACATATTGCTTCGTGTACACTGGTGTCGCAGATGTTATAATTACTCCACTTGGACTTATAGTCATTCCTGAAGTACCATATGCTCCTGTACCTTGCAAAGAAACCGAATAAGTTCCTATATCCTTGTAAGGTGCGTTTATTTGTAAACTTGTTAAGTTACAATTTCCACTAATAATAACTAAACCATCACTTCCATTGTCAATAACAAACTTTATTGAAATTGTAGTGCGGTTTTGTTGTTGTTGAAGTAAAAAAAGATATCCATAACCTGTTAAAGTTATCAATCCATCACAACTAACTGTCCAAGTTGCTATGTCATTTTTATATTCACGATACCAAGCAGATGTTTGACTTGTAACCTCTTTTTGGTCCACATTGACACTAAATGTGCAATTTGTAGAACACGAAAAAGGAATATCCCTACCTGTTGGGTAAGTTTCTGAAGGTGGCTCGTGATAATAGAGCATTATATTTTTACCTGTAACTGCGGTTGCCATAATACAAATTTAATATTTAAAAACTACTTGATTGATAAAAATACTTTGTCTCTTTTGTGCTTTCTATATTTGTATTTGAAATTTGTAGTAAAGTCGCTTGTGTTTCATCTTTTGCATAATCAATAGTACAATTTCCTAACATATAAGAATCTGCACTAATATTTATCGCTGCTGGGTCAGTATCGGTTGCAAAAATCAACTTTGAGGCATCTAACAATGGGTAATTTGCATTTGTAGTATAAAAACTACTTAAAGTGCAATCCACGTTAATAATATTTTTACCAAAAACATTAATATATTGTTTAACAACCAATTCTTGTAAAGTACCAAAGTAATTGACCGTATCTATTCCATATCTTCTCCACATATCCGCTTGGTAACCTGATGCCAATAAAAGAACTCCCTTTTGTGATGGATATAATGGAACTCCAATATCCCCACCAAAGAATCCATAAGGTAAATTGATTGATTTAACATATTGTTTTGAATCGTTAATATAATTTTTATAACGATATCTTTCAACTGTTGATTTTAATTGCAATTGAAAATTACCTATACTTAAAAAAGATATAGGACCATATTGAAGCCTATATTTAAAAGATAATTGTCCATCAATAGGAAAAGCATTTGTTTTAATATTTACAACAAATGGTTGAGCAACACTTCCTGTTGTTGGATTGTAAACTACATATGATGTTGAACTTGTTTGCCAAGTACCATCGGTTGCTAAATACCAAGTAGCACTTCCATTAGTCAATGTAATATCAACTAAACCCACAACACCTGTTGTAATACCACATTGCAAAGTCATTGCTAAATTTAAGCAATCTCCGTGTGCAGCTTGTGGCATATAATTACTTTGAATACTTACAAATGAAGCTGGGTTTGTTCCTGTATAACTCATTTCAAAAGTATCATATACACTTTCAGGGTCATTAACTAAAGCAATAGATGAATTAACTCCTGTTGCCGTTGTCCAATAATCTGCATTCCCACTTGTTGTTTGTTTCAATGTCCAATTAGCCATATAATTGGTTGCCATTTCAACATTCCCTTCTGATTGTACTTTATTAAATCCTTTTTTTAGTAATTTAAATTGGCTATTATCAATAAAATATAAACCTGATGTATTACTTGTAAATCCTTGTATTTGACTTGATGTATTTATTTGGTTGCCATCTCCATTGTTAATACTTACTAATACTGAATTATATTCGGTATAATATGAATTAATAGATGCAAATTCATTAATAGACACTATCCACCATTTCCCTTTAGCTTGAAATACTCTACAACCAAATGATTTAGCAATATTGCTTAAAATATCAAGTGCATTCATAAAGTTTTCACTATCATCCATAAATGTTCTATATGGTAAATATGTTTGTCTAAATGGGTCTGCATAAGAATACGTTGCTCTTGTGTCCATTCCAGCTGCGAAATAAGAACACATTGTTATTATGTTTCTATTTACAGGGAATTGTATTGCTTTAAGGCAACCCCACATTAAGAACAATAAATTTTGTGTTTCATTACAACCTAACCAAGTAAAATCTTGTATAGGAAAAGGAATATCTTGTAACATTCCCAAACCATCAACCGCATTAAAATTAAGTTCTTTAATACCTGTTGAATAAGATATTGATACATAATCATTTAAAACCCAACCAACCCATTCTACAACACTATTGACATACATTTCAACATAAAGAAATCTATCATTTATGTTTGTAAAATCTAATACTTGACTTGCATTATCGGTTATGTCTATACTTATGCCTAATTGACTAACATAAATTGGTTCGTATGGGTCATCCGATTTTGGTAAATATTGTAAATTAATGCTTGTGCCTTGAAATTGTGTAATTGTACTACCTGTATAACCAAGTTCGTAAATCTTTATTACAACATTTTTATTAGGCTTAGTTGCGTATGTTATTTGGTATTTTTGTCCGTATGCCATTATTTTCCTCTCCTTAAGTTTAAATTAGAATTTGACCTTTGAGTTGCTAAAACTAAATCACTTCCCTTTAATAAGAAATTACCCAATAAATTACCACCTCCAAAATTTAGTCCACTATCTAATGCTGCTCCGCCTAATGGTGTTGCTCCAACTCCTAAAGCACTTAATATTAACTTGAATAGTAGTGCTTGTGCTACCATTTCAATCAATTGTATAACTATTCGTTTAAATGATTCTTCTAATGCTTTACCTACATCTTCGCCATTAACAAAAGCCTCAAATACACTATTAAAACCACCTGCAACAACACTCGTAAGTTCCCCAGCTATTTTCATTTGGGTATTAAATTCTTCTTGTGCTTTAGCTGCCTTGTCGGCTTGTTCTGCATAATATTGTGCATAGAAAGCAGGTACATTTTTATCTAGTTTTGTTGGTAGTTCAGGTTTATTATTTGTTTCTACAATTGTTGCTTTTCTACGTTCTGCTCTCGATGGTTTAGTTATTTGTTCTTCGGCTTTAATGTATGCCTCTAAATCTTTTATAAATTGCTTCATCTCATCATCTTGTGCTTTTATAGCACTTGTAGATAATGTTGTAGAATCGCCCATTGTAATTTGTTCTTTAATTACTGCACCATACTTGGCATTTAATACTCCAAGGGTCTTATCAACTCCATCAATTTCTTTTTGATGTTGACTTAATGCCTGATTTGTTACATCGGTATTATATTGGAGTGATGCCATTGCTCCATTGGCAGTTGTTAAAGCAGACTTTATAAATGCCCAAGCAGCAGCAGCAGCACCTACCTTATCACGCATTTCCGCTAAATTATCTAATTGAAGTCTTGCTTTCTTTGCTTCTTCTTCAGCAATTAATGTGGCAAATGCTTGTGCTAATGCTTTACGTTTTAATGCTGCGGTAATTCCATTAATAACTTCTTCTAATCTTGCTCCATCATTTATATCTAGCTTTTGGAGGTCTAAATTGCCTTTATAGGTGCTTTTTAGCTGATTTAAGGCACTTTCTCGTTCTTTGGTAGATAATGTGTTGTCTTTAACAATATTGCTTAAAATAACCAATTTATCGGCTTCTGCTTGTGCCGAACCTGTTGCCTTTGCTAAAGTATCGCTCATTTTTCTTTGAGCCAAATCCGCTTCAGAAACTTGTGCAATGTAATTTGATATTTTAGGACCAAATGCAACAATAAGTGAAGTCAAAGCACCAACTGCTAAACCAACCCCAGCAGGACCAGCTAAACTTGATGCCATTGCTTTTAAAGCACTTGCCGTACTTCCTGTTGTGCTTTTTAATCGTTCAAATGATTCCAACATCGGATTGATGTTGTTTGAAATACCTATAAATCCATAAGGAGCATCCTGAGCAATCCTTGATAAGTTATTTAAAGCTAATGCAGCTTGATTTCCTGAATTGGGTATGTTACGAAACGCATTGCCTAAATTATTAGTAGCGGTAATCGTTTGTTGTATGTTATTAACGGCTTCTTTATTGTCTGCCGTTATCGTAATTTTGAGAGTTTCTTGTGCCATTTTTTTAATTTACTCCGTACAACATTAATGTCCTTTTAAATTGGTCCTCCGTTAATTTAGGTTCTTCTTCTTCTACTTCATCGGTTGGGAGTGGGAAAAATGCTCTTATACTTTTTGGTGCAGTATCAGTTGTATTTGACCTGTAAATCATATAAGCTAAAGTTCTAGTCCTTTCCCATTCCTTTATCTCTTTGTTCTCGAAAGCCATTCTATATAATAAAAATTCTCGCCAAGATAGTTGCCAAAACTCTTTAATTGTCAAGCCAACCTCTAGTGCGAGAATAATTATTGAATCCCAGCTATAAAATCCTATTTTTTTTTTGATTCCTTCTTGTTATCTTTTAAATCAGGTGTCATTGAATCTTGCATATACTTCATAAATTCAATTAACTGCCCTTCTTTAGCGGATAACCCACCAACTTCATCAATCCATTCGCAAACCTTATACTCATCAAAGTCAATCGGTTTTTGAAGGCTTTTATAACCACTTTCAGCAGAAGAAGTTATGATATTAACTATTGTATTTAAATCATAATTTCCACTAGATAAAACGTTTATTAGTTCCATTAAAGATTTATTCTCTAATTCGCAAAAACGTTTCATTGCCCAAGTACCCCATTTTAAAGGGATGGTGTTGTTGTTGTTCAGTCTTAATTCAAACATATTTTGGTTGTTGTTTATGCGGTTACTGTTTGTGTCAATGGTGGAACTACTGCGGTAAATGTAGCAGTAAATTTAACATCATCTTTATCATCAGCTTTCACACTAAAATCACTAATAAAAACAAGACCTGAATAAACTACATCTCCTGTTGTTGGAGTTGCTTTACCCATCTTCATATTAAATTGTGTTTTTGCTGCGTGTGCTGAATACAATGCTTTGTAAGAATCCTTACTAGCTACTCCTGTTTCATCAATTGCAAATCCTTCGCCTTCAAATGATTGTTTGAATACAGGACTTGGAACATAAGAGTTACCACATTTTGAAGTTGCATCAATTGTGTCATTGGTTGACTTGAATGCGTTAGTTGTAAGACAAGCAACAGGTTTGAACGTTGTGTCGCCATCTATATCAGCAAGAAGGATATAATCACGACCGCTTACTTTAGTTTCTGCCATTTTATTTAATTTTGAGTTATTATTATATTATAAGTTATTAATGTTCTAAAAACGTTGTCCAAAGGGTTTAAGCCATCTAAGTTTCTAATACTTGCAACCACCACACTTGAAGCATAAAACCCATTGCTTAAGGTTATTGTAGTTTGCGAATTAATAGCATTTAAAACTAAATCACTTATTGTTTCGGCACGTTTATAGCCAAAGTTAGCATTTTTTGTAACAATGTCAACTACAATTGAAACTCCATTAGTATAACCTGCTTTCCCCTTCTCTTGTGTTGAAGTTCTGCCATCCATAATTATATACTCGTTAGGAGTATTATCAGGAGCAATACCATCAAATACAGGCAAGGTTGTAGCACTTACCAAATGGGTATAAAACCATTTCTTTATTTCTATATTAGGGTTAAGCATCTATTAATTTATTTAATCGGTCAATCAGTTTTGGCACTTCATTTTCGTAAGCTGGTATTAAAAAAGGTCTTGCCCTTAAATTTACTTTTTTTATTCCTTTGCCTTTAAATTGCATTGCAAATGCTTCAAATCCAGCAGGAACTTTAACCAATCCTCCTGTGCCAAATTCAACATAAGGAGCATATTTAGTTTTTGCCTCAACTGAATAAGTCATACTACCTTGACCATCAGGTGTTACTATAATTGAGTTTCTTAAAAACCCATAATCTACTACTACATTCCTTTTAGCATTTTTATTAATAGTTAATGCAGATGAGTTTATTTCATTAGATAAATCAACTTTAAGATTTTCATCTAGTTTATTCAATTTATCTTGAATCCCTTTCAGTCCGCTTAAATTAACTACAAATGCTGACATTATCCGTTCATTATTATTTCTAAAAATCTATGTTGATTGTCCACATCATTAATAGATTGAATTGTATATGTTTTGCCTTCAACTTCAATCTTATAATCATCGGTTATCGTAACCCCATAACGCAAGTACACTTTGGCATCCTGATAAAAGGTTAATTCGCTTTCTAATAAGGTTCTTGTGCTTTTGGCAGGTCTAAAATCACCCCATATAGTTTCTTGTAAGGCAAACGTAGTCGTAAAGCCACCTTGACCATCGCTAGTTCTTGTTGGCACATACAAATTCACTCTACGTGTCATTGTAGAAGAATTAACATCATTTCCTTTTTTATCGCCTATTCTCATATTATAAAATTGGACTTGTTCTATTATATCGCTGACAAGCTCTCCAAGCCTTTTGACATATCCCTGTTTGGTCGTATCTTTCTATATCTGCTCCTCTATTCTCATAATCATAGTCTATTTGGTCCAAAATAGCCACTTTAAGGTCTTTTGGGACACAATCATAACCTGATTGATATGTTGCCCTCAATCCGTTCCAAATAGGGAAAATAACACTAGGAAATTGACCACCAATCAAATTATAATTAGCTGCTGATACTTGATTCCCGTTTTGGTCTTGTAAACCTAAAAAATAAGTAACAGGACCGAAAGGCAATTGAAATAAACCTGCTGGGTTATTAAACCACGCTACTACGTTTCTAGGTACAATACACAATCCTGTTGCTTTT